AGCATCCGCCCCACCCTACCGGCGTGTTTCCTCTAAACAGGGTGCGCGTTACATTGCTCACCATCCGAAACTGTCCAACTCCTCCAATGTTGCGAAGACAGCCGTTTAAAGAAAATCCGTTGTTTCCAACTCCGGAAATCGGATCCACGCGCGGATTGCCTCCTCGAAATGTTTTTTTCTTTAATGTTGCAACCGACATTTGTTTTTAATTGATATTTGATTGTATTATATATTATATATTATGTTTATATAAATTTAATATAAATTCTATGTAAATATGTAAATATTTATTTATAATAAAAAATAAATAAACATTTTTTTATTGTCATTATATTATAGTCCTGTGGAACCGAACCCACCGTTACCGCGTTCAGTTGATCCAAGTTCGTCTTCACTATCTACAATTTCAACTAAAAACGGTTCCAGTGTTGGCGAACAAATCTGAAACATTCGTGTCATCGGCGTCATGTATTTACGAATGCACGCTTTTATGTCATTATTCGCGGAGTCAATATTATCAACTACAGCCATAATTTCTCCCCTGTATCCCGAGTCGATAATACCGACCGAATTTGATAGTCGAAACGGTGTTTTTACAATACTGGAACGAGGATATAAGTAATATCCGGATGGACGACTAAATCGCGACATGCTACATTTTATACCCAGCGGAGCACGAAATGTCACCTTTGATATGTGATTATCAGTGTAACCGTTTTCATGGTCCGAGTAATCGAATGGAATCAGCAAATCAAAACCGGAATCGGCGTATTTGGAGTCGCACACTTTGTTATTATGTGATTCCACTTTTTCCTTGTACATTTTTACAAGTTCTTGATAATTTGGATTTGAATCTGCTTTCAAACAGGAAGATTTGTTCATAATAAACATGTTAAGAACGTACGATGATGGTGATGGCGTTAGCTGTAGCAAAGTATTCGACATTGGTTATTTAATTTGTAATTTTGATTATAAAATAGATCAAGGCATTACTTTATATTATTTTATGATTTTATAAATAAAAATTCAATATTATGAATTTAATTTTAATTAGTAAATTAATAATGTTGAACGAAATAAATTTAAACAGTAGTTGTCAATGAATAGTATCGCCGAGAGACATAATGAGTGAAAACGAAAACAATGTTAGCTGTCCTTCTACACACGAAGAAAAAGAAATGCGCGTGAAAAAGAGAGACGGAACATTTCAAAATATTGCATTTGATAAAATTCTGAATCGCGTAAAAAATCTGGGAAAAATGGCGGGAATTACTTCCATTAACTATTCGTCTCTAATTATTAAAGTGATCGACCAATTGTATGACGGAATATCCACAACGAAAATTGACGAGCTTACTGCAGAACAATGCGCCACTTTATCCACACTGCATCCCGATTATATAACCCTTGCCAGTTACATTACTGTATCCAACAATCATAAAAATACGAGCGACTCGTTTTACGACGTCATCAAAACGCTTTATCAAAATAAAAATGGGAAGTTTGTTCAATCGCCTCTGGTATCACATGAACTTATGAAAATCGTAACAGAGTATAAAGATGTGTTTGAAAATATGATACAGTATAAGCGCGACTATTTGATTGAATATTTCGGATTTAAAACGCTGGAATACTCGTATTTAATGAAAATAAATGGAAAAATTATTGAACGCCCGCAGCACATGTGGTTGCGCGTTGCGATAGGCATACACGGCGACGACCTGAAACGAATCAAAGAAACATATGACCTCATGTCCCTAAAATATTTTACGCACGCGACGCCGACGCTGTTTAATGCGGGAACGCTGCGTCCGCAACTCAGTTCGTGTTACTTGATTGCCATGGAGGAGGACAGTTTGGGCGGAATTTTTAATACGTTGAGTGATTGCGCACACATTTCAAAATGGGCGGGTGGAATCGGGCTTCACATTCACAACATTCGAGCAAAAGGCAGTTTAATTTCTGGAACCAACGGAGCGTCAACAGGAATTGTCCCCATGTTGCGCGTGTTTAATAGCACGGCGCGGTATGTTGACCAAGGCGGCCGTCGCAACGGCAGTTTTGCGATTTATTTGGAGCCGTGGCACGCAGACATTTGCGATTTTTTAGAGCTGAAAAAGAATCATGGAGACGAGGAATTGAAAGCGCGTGATTTGTTTTACGCGCTGTGGATTCCGGATTTGTTCATGAGAAAGGTAAAAAATAACGAGGAATGGTGCTTGTTTTCTCCGAGCGAGTGTCCCGGTCTGTCGGACATGTGCGGAAACGATTTTGATTCCTTGTATCATCACTACGAGAGCGAAAAACGAGAAAAAGGCAAGATTAATGCGAGAGATTTGTGGTTTAAAATTCTGGACAGTCAAATGGAAACGGGAACGCCGTATTTATTGTATAAAGATGCGTGCAATAAGAAATCGAACCAGCAGAATTTGGGAGTGATTAAGAGTTCAAATTTATGTACCGAAATCATTCAATATTCTGATGATACTGAAACTGCAGTGTGTAATTTGGCAAGCATTGCTTTAAATCGATTTGTGAAACTTGCGGCGGATTCAGAACCCTGTTATGATTTTGAGGCGCTGCACGCGGTAACGAAAATTGTAACATATAACTTGAATCGAATTATTGATATTAATTATTATCCTACCGAGAAAACGAGAAAGAGCAATCTGCGCCATCGTCCCATTGGAATTGGAGTGCAAGGGCTGGCCGATGTTTTTATGATGATGAATTATGCGTTTGCTGACAATCAAGCGAAGGAACTAAATAAACAAATATTCGAAACCATGTATCATGCAGCGCTGGAGTCGTCTATGGAACTTGCGAAACAGCACGGACCATATGAAACATTTCAAGGGTCGCCTGCATCGAACGGCATTTTACAGTTTGACATGTGGGAACACAATCCTGGAACCACGCGCTATGACTGGACTGCGTTAAAAGCATCGATTGTTGAGCACGGACTTCGAAACTCGTTACTGCTTGCACCCATGCCAACCGCAAGCACGTCGCAAATTCTCGGAAACAATGAAGCGTTTGAACCCATTACGAGTAATATTTATACGAGAAGAACAATGGCGGGTGAATTTATAGTGATGAACAAGTATTTGATGCGCGAACTGATTGACGCGGGGCTTTGGAACGAGCGGCTAAAGAACAACATTATTGCCAACCGCGGAAGCGTGCAACATTTGACGCATTTAAGCGAGCATGTGCGCAACAAGTATAAAACGGTGTGGGAGATACCGATGAAGGATGTAATTGACATGTCGGCGGATCGAGCGGTATTCATTTGCCAGAGTCAGAGTTTGAATTTGTGGATGGAGGAGCCGAATTACAAATCGCTGACATCAATGCATTTTTATGCTTGGACAAAGGGGCTAAAAACGGGGCTTTATTATTTGCGAAGGAAGCCAAAACATCAGGCGCAGCAGTTTACGATTGAGCCGACGACAACAACAACGTCAACGAATGCGGAAAACAACGATAAAAATAATGATAATCTTCACTTTTACCAAGATGAAGAAGAGAATACGTGCACCATGTGTTCATCGTAAAATGTTTTATAAGATTATTTACATTATACTATTACACCTTTGCACATTTAAAACGCCGATTTTTTTAAAGTTTTTTATTTTATTTCCTGAATATAATAAAAAATTGATTTATAATTTCACAATTATATTATTACATAACTTATATGAACTTTATCAAAATGAACCAAACTAACGGATATATTTATGTTAGAAATCATCCATCATATGATGTGGATGATGCGTGTAAAATGGGTAAAGCAAATAACATTCCTGAAAGGGATACACAATATGCTACTGGTGAGATAAAGAGAGGATATTTTGGAGCGGTGTTTGAAGTTCCTATTGAAAAAATGGGAATTGTTGAACGCTTATTACAAAATGAGTTTCGTGAATTAAATGTTAAATATGATGCTGGAACTGAATTTTACAATAAAAAAATTATTACTCTTATTGAACCTTATTTAATCACACTTGGTATTAAGTATAAAAAATTAACAAAACAAGAAATTAGTGATTTGGTAAGATGCAACAGAGTAAGAAAAAGTATAAAAAAAATAAACATTCAATCGTTAATCCATATACTAAAATCCAAGAGAACAAATAAACAAATTATTTCCTACATACCGAGAAACGACCAAACTATCATTATTGAAAAGTCAGTTATACATTTTCAACAATACGATAAAGGAATGCTTGTATTAATGTGTGGAGTAGGAAAAACTCTAATTTCATTATGGATTACACAAGAACTAAACTCAAATACTATTCTTATTGGTGTTCCTAATAAATTATTATTGAAACAATGGGAAGAAGTTATTTGTGATTTGTTTCAAAGTGTTCCGTATTTAATTGTTTCAGGTGGTGTAGATACTGAAAATATAATGCGATTTTTAGAAAATAATCAAAAAAAATGTATTGTAATAACTACATATTCATCGGCACATAAAGTATATACTGCAACACAAGATACGAGATTTGTATTTGGTATGAAAATATTAGACGAGGTTCATCATTTAACTACAAATAATATGCGTTTAGCACACACTACAAAAAAATATATTCAAATGTTAAACATTCCATCTGTAAAACAATTATCATTAACTGCTACACTTAAACAATTGGAAAGTATGTGTGATGATGGTATTGTAGTTTCAAATGATAATGTTGAATATTTTGGAGAAATAATTGACAGAAAATGTTTGCTATGGGCGATTAATGAAAATATTATTTGTGATTATGTTATTCAAACCATTATTACAAATGAAGAACAATTAGAACAACAATTATCAAGATTTCATATTATAGAAGAAAATGATAAGAGGTTGTTTTTGAGTGCGTTTGCATCGTTGAAAAGCATATTTGACGGACATTCACATCATTTATTAATATATTCAAATAACAAGGATAATTCGTTGAAATTAATTCAATATATAAAAATGCTGATAGACGATAATTACTTTGATATACCTGATTTATATTATTCAAATTATCATAGTGAAATGAAATCAAAAGACCAAAAAGAAATAATAAATAATTTTGAAAAGGCGAAGTTTGGAATAATTACTTGTGTCTATTGCTTGGGTGAAGGATGGGATTTTCCATTATTGGATGGTGTTGTATTTGCTGAAAATATGACATCAAATATTCGTATAGTTCAATCCGCATTAAGAGCAAGTAGGAAAAATAAAAAGGATACAAATAAAAAAACCAAAATCATTTTACCAATTTTGAATAGAGATGACTGGTTAGGAAATAATGAAAATCCTGATTTGAAAAAGGTAAGAGAAGTTATTTATCAAATGGGGTTAGAAGACGAAACTATTACTCAAAAAATTAAAGTGTTTAGAATTGACATTGAAAAACAAAAACCTAAAACAAGAGAAAAAGAAGAAAGAGAAATGGTTGATGAGTTTGGTGAATATGATGATGAACTAACACAAAAATTAAGATTGAAAACAATCAAAAGAACTGCACTTGCTACAACATATGAAAAAGCAAGAAAAATAATTGCTGATAAAAATATAAAAAGTAAAGAAAGTTATTACGAATTATGTGAAAGAGATAATAGATTATCCAAAGAACCTGAAATAGTATTCAAAGGACAATTTACAAACTGGATAGAATATTTAAGTATTGAACGAGTATATTATGAGTTGGAAACCTGTAAAAATAAAGTAGGTGAGTATTTATTGTTGTATCCTGAAATAAAAAAACATTATTTAGATTTATCAATTGTAAGTAATGAATTATGTAAAAAAGATGCATTATTTCCTCCAAATGGTTTATGGGTTGAATACTACAATGTAAAGGATTTGAGAGAGTTAATTACTATAACAAATAAGAAAAAAAAAATGGGTGTTATTTTGTAAATATTCAGGAATTGTAATGTTTAGGAATAATTAAGGAAAAAATCCTTTTTTTTATAATATTATAAAAAATTGATTTATTTTAATATAAAGAAATAATATCTTATACTATTATATATGGCAATGTCAAAACAATATTCCTGCGATTTGTGTAAAAAGGTCTTTAATCAAAAAATTGATTTCACAAGACACCAAAATAAGAAAGCACCTTGTATAACATTAACTGAAATGCAACAAATTAGTCAAACAAAAGAAGTTAAAATGGATAATAAAACCACACTTATTAGTGTATTCAAAAGTTGTTTAAATATATTGAGAGATAATGAAGGTTTAACTGGCGAGAAAGCATTAAGAACTTTGTCTTATTTGTTAATATTAAAATTACTTGAACCCCATTTTGGTGGTGAAATAAATATTGATGATTATGAATATGATTTTAGTCATATTGAAGATGAAATGATTGAAAAACATAAAAATAAATTATTAGAAATTGTTCGTTTTAGTAATCTTTCAAATGAAAAAGAGGATAATATTCCTGTAAATATGAAATATTTATGGGATGATATTTTATCAAATCATCCTACTACAAAAAATATATTCTTGAAAGGTAAAGGGTTTGATATTCAACACAAATCAACCTATAAAAAATTAATTGATAAATTAAACTCACTTGACTTATCTAAAACTGAATATGATGTTTTGGGTAATGCGTATGAGGAAGTTATTCAAGATATTATGACAGGTAAAGTGTTGGGACAATTCTTTACTCAACCATTAGTCAAGAAAATGATGGTGAAATTAATCAATCCACAAATACATCCTGACGGAAAAATAGATACTTGCGGAGACCCTACTATGGGAACTGGTGGTTTCTTGATTACCTATTTACAATACATTTTAGAACAAGCAAAAACCAAGGATATTAAACCTGAT